CGCCCCATTACATTCTTCTAACTTATTTATTGATCAATTGTGAGTCGGAACTTGGATGGCCTTACCACTCTCTTCTGTGAAAGGATGGTGACTGGTCTTGCCATAGTTTCCAACTCTGAGAACATCTCAGTGAGTTTGTCAGGTACAACTCCAATGAACTTACAGTAAAGTCTAAAAATCCATTCTCTGAATTCATTGTACTCTAAGTCAATTTCTCTCTGAATGTGTATCCACTGACAACAGCAAATGAGCTCATCCTTTGGAAGGTTTCTTGGGTTGTCAGAGGGGTACTCCTCAAACAATAGTTCTATCAGCTGTTGGTAAACAGATTCATTCTTCTTTGGCTCAATGGTAAGCCCCTCCCTGATGTCAGACATGTCTATTCCCGAAAAGTCTCCAGAGTCCACAGTTTCAATAGGATCCTCCAATATATTTTCGAATTCTTCTGATATTCCAACTTGGTGCAGAGAGACCAAGAATTCATTCATCTCAATGGGATCATCAAATTCATCATCCATATCAACTTCTTCTGAGATTCCTAAGAATTTGTCTAGCCCTTTTATTATCTCCAATCTGTCCTTCAGTGTGATGTATTTCCTTATTGCAGAGAGATCAGTACAAAATTTCAAAGAATAATTTATCAGACACACGTCATTTACATACAAAGTGAATTGGTTTCTTTCGTTAATATCAAGCTTGACCCATGCTGGTACTGGGATAGGTGGTACTTTATCACTCAGCTCTATATCAAGTACTTTACATTTCAACATTATGGGTGTCTCGGCTTGTTTGAAGTTCCTTCCCTGTAGGAAGATGTCACCTCTCTTAACATATCCAACTTCGTTCGTTAGTTCATCCAACTTCCACCCAAGATCCCATAAAGCAGAGGTTAGAACATTCTTAAATGTGTTTCTAGAGAACTTTGAGATTCTTATAAATCTTCTTCCTCTTACTTCCATTATAGAAAAAACATTTCCTCTCCCGTTCACAGCATAGTTTAGGTCTCCTCGCCAGGTTCCATCACTAAGTTTGTGTTGTTTCTTTATGTACCACCTAAATGTAAAACCCTGAGAAGTTATGTATTTCACAGCATCGTTTAGCTGCATGACTGATAATGCTAGAATTGAAACACACTTCTCAATAAGTCTACTATTCCTTCCTCTGAAGTCATTATTGAGCAGGAACTCCTTAATTGCAGCTCTCAGCTCCAGTGGAACCTCAGCCCATCTAAGCTGTTCTAGTATCATGAGATCTGTATACTGGTACACCAATGACTCAGTATATACCAAATCATAAGACTTGTCTGTGACATATATGTAGTCAGCACATGAGCTGTGCTTCACTAGGGAGTTTAGAGTGTCACTTAGTGTTTTCGTATTTATACCTGGTGACAAGCACTTCATGTCTGAAGTCTTTGAAGTCTCAAACCAAGACATGGCCATCATCACATATTCATTCGGCTTGTACCCTTTTTCTTTACAATATATTTCAAAATCTGTCATAGATGTCCACTCAACTCTTAGGAGATCTTTGAATCTTTGTACTTGTGACTCATCATAGTCTTCTAGGCCAAGGCTAGAGAGAAACAAATTTCTGAAGCTGTCGGATTTTGAAAAATAACTCCTCGTGAGCGCCATCTTCACTGGCTTTAAGTAAACATGTGATCTTTTGATTCTCTCAGAATAAGTGACTTCACCAACCGACTCGTAAACTTGTGACAGTGGAAACCACCTCTGTGGGTCCACCATCCCAGGTTTCAGCTCTTTAACAAAATCAGCATAGGTCACTTTCTCGTCTTTCGCGTCACCAAGTGTCCAGGATTTCGATGTTCTGAAGGCACCACTTCTTCCTAAATAAATTGCTTCTGAGGTTCTCTTAACCGCCAGTCTCGCTGACCTACCACACAGTTTCAAGAATACTTTCAGCTTTGTTTCATCAACAGTCATTTCATCTCTCAGCAAGAACAAGTAATCTGCAGCTAGTTTCTCTTGCAGCACATTAAAGTCAAAGCCAACTCTCTTCTTTAGGGATTGTAACTGTGAAACAAAGCCCTGAGGTATTCTTATTGGCTCCCTTTTATAGAACGATGACATCTTGAAGTATGATTCAGGATCATCAAGAAAGTCAGACACCTCTGAGACGTTCTGTTCTCTATATATTCTTGAGCAGTTCTCAAGCCCCACTTTATCCTTGGACACTATCCAGTTGTAGTATTCAGGCCCGAGGGTGACACTAAGTTCTGGCCTCATTATAGGATACACACCTAAATCATATGGGAACAGTCTTCTGTCAGATGAGAATAGTGTCTCGGGTGCATTGGGACTGCCTCTGCCTGTTCCAAAGATTTCCTCCAAGTAAGTTTTGTTTAGTTTGTGAGCAAATTCAACTAAATCCAGAGTGGCTCCGTTCTCGAAGAGTTGTCTTATTCTTGAGAAAGATTCCTGAACTGCTTCAGTAAAAGAATCTGTCCTTATTGGATTGCATGCCGCTAGGGAGAATTTTATCAAGGGTGAAACACAGTTCGCATTGATCAGGAAGGTTGAGTTGAACTCATAAACAAAATAATTAGATGAAGCCTTTGGAGAGAGCTCCATTGAGAAGAGCCTCCTGGACCACTCAGAACACTCACAAAACAAAGAGTACTGCAACCCGGCTGTCTTGTTTCCTCTGTTTAAACAAATTATCTCTCCCTTATCATCAGAGCTGAGCCTCACCCTGTGTGAGAGCGCTTTCTCCAGCCTCAGTTTCAGGATGCACATATCAAACAAGACATCCCGAAATGAATCACAAGCCAAGGCAAGGGCAGAGGATGAGTAGTGGAGTATCCCTTGACCCATGTTGCTTATGTTGATCATACTTATTTTCCCCTCAGTCAGAAAAGCTTCTTTCAGCTGCTGGAGAGAATTTTCATGAAATTTGTCAGGAAACTTCTGCCACATCTTGACAAGATCCCTGGGAAACTCTATTATTTTCCGGCAGTGAGAATGTAATATCCAGAGAGCAGTTTTATCTATCTCGCCCATTTGAGTACCCTCAAATAGATGTCTGAATATTAAAGGTATGAACTTCTGACACCACTTTGACATGTCATCTGAATGTTTTATCAAGAGTAGCTTGTCATTCTTCTCAAATTCCCTCAGGAGCTCATCATGGTCTTTCTTCATAAATATCTGTTTGTTTCTACCCTCAGTTAGCATCTCCCTACTGTCCTTTTCACAGATCTCTCGTGATAGTGACTCTATTATGTTAATGATTATTCTTGAGACTAACCTTAAGATGAGTATCTCCCTCACCCCACCCCACTGGTTCTTCTTGAATATTTGAATAGTGGTTTTCAGAATTCCATCATTTTCCATCTCCTTCAGCAAAACATCTCTAACCGTGAGAAGAGACATATTGGATAACTCAGTGACAAGCACTAGACATTTGCTTCTAATTCCAAGGTCCTTTGGATTTGTGTCCTTCCAGTCATCCAGAATCTCTTTGATTTCCCAAACAGAAGCTTTAAAGGTGGCAAATTCTGACAATTTTTTCTCCATAACTTTTTCAAATTTACTCTCCAAGTCACAGGGGTTTTTTTCTCTTTGAAGTCTCACACCGATTCTCACTGCATTACTAGAGTAATAATGAGACTCAGGGTTTTTTGACAAACAATGTGAAATATCTTCCTCAACTGTGTGGTAGCCAGACAGGTGGTTCGACTGCTCTAACGGACTCCTAGAATCCAGCTCTTCCCTCAATTTTACCTCTTGATCTTGGATTTTTTCCAATATTTTAAAAGCGTCTTGGACCTTGTTTTGTCTGTCTGGGTTGTAATAGCATCCCATGTACATTTCATTTATTAAATAATTTATTGAAACTCTTGGACCTGGTGTGAACATCCTTGGAAGCAGTCCGTAAACAGATGCCTCAGTTTTCACCTCGCTTCTGTTTTCCATCTTCAGAAGTTTTCTTAGATCAGTCATGAGTACTTCACACACAAAAGCCTTCAACCCTTGTAATACATATGACTGCAAGACTGATCCCACCCTGTTTGGCAACTTCGAAACTAAATGACTGCAGCCACCATCGCCAGTTGATCTCATAAAGAAGTACCTTGTACATTCAATTGTTTGGCTAGTGAGCAACTTATCTTCTAAGTATATCATTGTTTGAAAAGCAAAAGAACCGTTGCCTGACTCTGCGATGAAACACTTGTCTGCTGTTGTTCTCATGTCAATTAATGTGTTTGATAAGGTTTTGAATGTTAGCATGAGTTTATCATAGCATCTCTGCCAATGGTTTAACCTATCAGTGTCCACAGATATCCATGAACTCTCGAAATGATTACCAGTCTTCTTCCATTGCTTTGCCAGAGGACTTTGTACGCTAGGAATTCTGCTTATGATTTTGATAAAAACAGTGTTTGACTCAGTTCTAAGGGGTGGCCCTGGGTGTAGAAGAACCCAAACACCTCTGAAGCCAGAAGATATAAGTTCAAAGCTTCCCGCGTTTCTTCTTCTCATTGAATTCATTATTATTTCTTTTGAACACCTCTGATAAAATCTCAAAATTGTGTTATGTAAAGTTGTCTTATCATCTGGAAGTCCAAGCATATAATCAGAGATGAACTCATCAACCAAGACCCTGTGGTCGTCACAAACAGACAAGTGGGTGGGAGGTTGCCTTTCTTTCTTTTCTCTCCTTAAGAGTGCCTTTCTCCCTGGTCCCTCCATTGCTTTCTCTATCTTCTCTTGCTGCGAAAATGTCAACTTGAGTGGGCCCCTTGAAAAGTTGTGTATCTTGCCACAGTAACCTGCTGCATCAAAGAAGTCAACTTCACCTGGGGAATCAAAAGGGAACTCTTCTAACACCTCGGAAGGTACACCAAGCTGGAAGACCTTCTTAATTTTGGCAGTGTTGGCGGGTTTCACGAACCTAGACTCCTCCCACTCGTACAAAAACTCGTTTCTTAGATCCTCAGATGCAGCCAGCCTAGGAGCCCTGTGTTTTTTATTTTCAATGACGCTCTTAATTACATTATCAACAAGGTTGACTAGATAAACTTCATCGTTGTAGGTGGGAGGATCGACTGGAGGCAGGTTAAGAGTCTCCTGGATCGTTTCAATCCTACACTCATCTATACCAGTGAGACGACCAGAAGGGAACGATGAAAGCTTGAAACCAAGAGATAAGAGCTCAGTGTCTAGCTTGAAACAATCCAAAAGTACCTCTCTATTGGGAAAGTTGCTGACCATGTCTTCCTCTCCTGACCAGAAGAAATAAAGCAGATCAATATCACCACCCCTCTCATTGTTCTTCTCTATCAAGTTTAGGTATTTTGCATTCTTTGTGGATTTAGTGAGGTCTTTGTTTCTAGTTATGCTGACTTCTAGTATTCTTTTTGGAGCACCAAGACTTAAGACAAAGAGATCAGGTGTGCTATCGTTCCAGTAGAACTTTGAAGACGGTCCAAGCTGACCCAAGTCAAACAACTGCCAGCTTTCACCAGGACTGAGACCAAAAGAAACTTTGACCAAATCCAGAAGCAGAGTGTCATGAAACCTCCTCCTAAAAACACCATAACCCATTTTCAAGACATCCTCCTTTGTTAGAAACTCACGAATGGGCTCTGATAGAAATGTTGGCATGTTGATAGTGTTTTATGTAATGGGG